TGAAGGGGTGGGAGGGGCCGGACTGGTGGCACCGGGAGGTGTTCGGGGTGATTCGGGGGTATCTGGAGGGGCCGGAGGAGGAGCCGTTGTTTTTGGCGGTGGCCAGTGGGCACGGGGCGGCGAAGACGGCGTTTGTGGCGTGGGTGATTCAGTGGTTCATGGCGTGCCGGGGGCATCCGCAGGTGGTGTGTACGGCGAACACGGAAAGCCAGTTGGCGACGAAGACCTGGCGGGAACTGGCGAAGTGGCACAAGTTGAGCGCGGTGAAGGACTGGTTCGAGTGGACGGCGACCAGTTTCTTCCTGAAGGCGCACCCGGAGACGTGGCGGGCGAATGCGATCCCGTGGAGCGAGAACAATACGGAGGCGTTTGCCGGGACGCACGAAGAGAGTGTCTTGGTCGTGTTCGATGAGGCCTCCAAGATCAGTGACCGGATTTGGGAGGTCACCGATGGGGTGTTCACGACGAAGAAGAACATCTGGCTGGTCTGTGGCAATGGCACCCGCAACACAGGCCGGTTTCACGCCTGCTTTCACGGGTTCAAGAAGTATTGGCGGACCTGGCAGGTGGATTCCCGTGCCTGTCGGGCGGCCAACAAGGGGTATTTGGAGCGGCTCGTGGAGCAGTACGGAGGGGAGGAAACCGACCAGGCCAGGGTGCGGGTGCGGGGGCTATTCCCGCGCTCGGCCACGCGGCAGTTGATTTCCACCGAGGCGGTCCAGAAAGCCCAGCAGCACCAGGCCGAGGGCTGGGATCATCTGCCCAAGCTGATGGGGGTGGACGTGGCAAGGTTCGGGGAAAACTCCTCCACCATATGTATACGGCAAGGTCGAAAGGTGTTCCCCATCGAGGTCCTGCCGAAAATGGACCTCATGCAGACCGCGCACCACGTTGCCGAAGCCATCCGCCGGGAGAGGCCCATACAGGTGTTCGTGGACGGCTCCGGGATTGGGGCCGGGGTGGTGGACCGGCTGCGGCAGTTGAATTTCACCGTGACGGACGTGAACGGCGGCAACCAGTCGCTCAACCCCCGGTTCCTCAACAAGCGCGCGGAGATGTGGTGGGAGATGAAAGAGTTCATCGAGGGGCTGTGCGAACTGCCCCCGGAGAAGGGTCCCGGGACGACCCTGAAGGACGAGCTGACCGCGGTGGAATACGACTACACCGACAAGGGGCGAATCCGGCTAGACCGCAAGCAGGATATCATGGCCGAGCACGGCTGGAGCCCCGACAAGGCGGACGCCCTGGCGCTCACCTTTGCCTACCCGGTGGCGGATTTCTCCGACGTGGGGATGATGCTCAATCCGCCGATCTTCGACGATTCGTGACAGGAGGCAGCCATGAAGGGAAAGAAACACCCCATGAAACGGCACCCCAGGCCGAGATACTGAACGCGGCGCGGCAGTGCAGCGAACTCACCCGAGCCATAAGGAGGCTCCATGCCCGAGACTTCCGACGTGAAATACCGGACCATCGACCTCTCCGCGGAGATCAAGAAACTGTGGGGACCCGAATGGAACAAGCCCGAACCGGCCTACGAGTTTTCCAACGGGCGCAAGTTCGTGCTGCGCACGGGAGACGCGGCCATCTACGAGTCGAGCCCGGACTTCTGATGAGCGATGCCGTGGCTAACGACGGCGCAACGTCACTCGGCCCATCGCCAGTTCTTGAGGAAGCTTTCAAGAAACTGGCTGCGCTTGACGGCACTGAGCTGCTCAAGAACGTCCGGTGGGATCGGGTGCGCCAAGATGCTAGAGACATGAATCGGCTTACGAAATATCTGCATGATGCTGACGTAAGAGAGTCTGAATCTCCAGAATTTGCTCGTCTATTAGCCCTCGCGCACTACGAAGGGCGATTAACTGCAATACTGAAACGTGCGGGGCTGGTTCTTGCTCAGATGGAATCACGCATGAAGGAACCAAGTGAGGTTATCAAGAAAACCATCGCGGAAACCGAAGTGCGGCAGTGGTACTGCCGCGGCTGCAAAGCGAACGTCGAGGAACGCGCCCCGAAAGACCAGGACACGGTGACCTGTCCCCGCTGCGGGGTGCAAAGGCCCTGGGAGGTCAAGTCATGATCCTCTATCAGGAAGGGGCGACCCCCGCACAACACGCCCTCGCGCACGAGGTCCTGGAGATTTTGGGGGTGGCCTACCCGGGCCACCCCTGGGCGGTGCGGGTCTATGGCAACGACAGCGGTGGGGGGGTGTTCATAACCCACCTGGATTTCCCCGGCAATTGGGGCATGAACTGCAAGGGCGCGACGTATTCCTCCTCGGCGTTCAAGCGCGAAGTCATCATCAAGGCCGGCGAGTGGCTGGAGCGCGCCGCATTGAAACGGGGCCGCTACGACGATGACCAGGACCACTACTACGTCGAGGGGGTCCCGCTCAAAGACCAGCACTACAAGGAGAAGGGGTAGTGGATTTTCTGAAGCTGACCCAGGAAGCCTACGAAGCCTCCACGGCCTACATCGAAGCGAATTTCCGGGCCGAGTGGGACTACTCGCTGCGGACCTTCCGCCTGGAGCACGCCCAGGGGTCCAAGTATCTCTCGGATTCGTTCAAAGCCCGCTCGCGCATCGTCAGCCCGCAGACCCGCTCGATCATCCGCAAGAACGAGGCGGCCGGGGCGGTGGCGCTTTTCTCCAACATGGAAACGGTCAACCTGGAGGCGGGCAACCCGGATGATCCGTACTCGGTCGCCTCCACCGAAGCCATGAAGGCCGTGCTGGAATACCGCCTGCACAAGACCATCCCGACCTTCGAGGTCTGCATGGGCGGCATCCAGGACGCTCAGACGCAAGGGGTGGTCGTCTCCTACCAGTATTGGGAGTACGACAAGAAAAAGAAGATCGACCGGCCCTGCGTCGAATTGCGCCCCATCGAGAACATCCGCCTGGACCCAGGGGCCTCCTGGATCGACCCGGTGCGGACCTCGCCCTACTTCGCCGACATCATCCCGATGTACGTCTGCGACGTGCGCGCCATGATGAAGGCCCAGGACGACAAGACCGGGCGGCCGAAGTGGAAAAAGTACGACGACGCGGTGCTGGAGAAGGCGCGACCCGAACCCAGGCAGACGCAAAGAACGCGCCACCAGGACCCGCACGAGGAACCCAAGCCCATCGGCGCGTTCGATGTGATATGGGTCATGCGCTGGTTCATGAAGGACTCCCAGGGGGAGGACCACGCCTACTACAGCCTGGGGACCGAGGCGCTGCTCACCGACCCCAAGCCGCTCGCGGAGGTGTACTTCCACGGCTTGCGGCCCTACGAGATGGGCTACGCCATCCTGGAGACTCACCGGGTCATGAAGACCAGCCTGCCGATGCTGCTCAAGCCGCTGCAGCAGGAATCCACGGACCTTCGCAATCAACGGCTGGACAACGTCAAGTTCGCCATGAATCCCCGCTGGCTCGTCGCCTCGGGCCGGCAGGTCGATGTGCAATCGCTGGTCGAAAATCGTCCCGGCGGGGTCACGCTCACGTCGGACCCCAACACGGATATCCGGCTGGAAAGAGCCCCGGACGTTACCTCCTCGTCCTATGTCGAGCACGACCGCCTGCGGGCCGAGGGCGACGACCTGGCGGGGAATTTCTCGCCCAATACCAGGGTGGCGAACAAGGCCATGAACGACACCCTGGGGGGCTCGCGCATGGCGACGCAGGCCGCTGGGATCATGACCGACTACATGCTGCGCACCATCTTCGAGACCTGGTGGGAGAAGGTCCTGCGGCAACTGGTGCTGCTGGAGGCGAAGTACGAGACCGACCAGACGGTGCTCGGGATTTGCGCGCGCAAAGCGGGGCTTTTTCCGAGGTTCGGCATCTCGCGCATTACCGACGACATGCTGGAGGGCGAGATGACGCTCACGGTGAACGTGGGTTTCGGCGCCTCCGACCCGTGGATGCAGTTGCAGAAGTTCATCGCCGTCACGCAAACGGCCATCGCCATCGTGCAGAACGCGCCCGCCGGGTTCAACGTCGCCGAACAGGTGAAGGAGATGTACTCCAAGGCGGGCTACCGCGACGGCTCCAGGTTCTTCGGCGCCCAGGGCGACCCGCGGCTCATCAAGGCGATGCAGATGGTCGAGCAGTTGCAGGGGGCCCTGAAGTCCAAGGGCCTGGAACTGCAGGCCGGGCTGCAGGATACGCAGATGAAGCTCGCCTCCGCCGAGCGGATCAAGCAGTGGGAGTTGCAAGTGGACGTGCAGCGTATCGGCGGGGACCTGCGGTTGCGCGACGTGGAGAACCGCATCGACGCGCAGCGGCTCTCCCTGGAGCAGTTGCAAACGCTGGTCGAAGCCAAGGCCGGGCAGCAGGAACAGCAAGGTCGCCTGATCGAGCTATCGACCGACATCGAGGCGGCGCGGCTCGCCAATGAAAGGCAGCGGCTCAAGAACGCCGAGGCCGCCATGGAACTCCTGCATGACCAACGATGACCTGATCGACGCCGCCGAGCTTGGCGAGCAGGCGAAGCGCTTTCTCGACAGCGACGTGGGGCTGTCCATCCTGCGCGAGATCGAGCACGACGAGGCCGAGGCGGTGGCGAGGCTCGCCGATACCGACCCCACCAAGACCGGGGAGATCATGAAGTGGCAGGTTGAATTGAAGGCCGCGCAGAAACTGCGCGCGAAATTGCGGTTACTGGTGACCATCGGCGAGAACGCCAAACAAGCATGGAAGGCACAACATGACTCGTAGGACCGAAAGAATGGCCGAGGAAGCAGCCCGGGTGGCCTCGGAGGCCGCAAGGACCCTGCAGGCAAGAGGGCAGGATGTCCGGCAGGAACCCGAACCGAAGGAATCGAAAGAGCCGAAGAAGGACCCCGGGAAAGCAGAGGCGGACGCAAGGGCGGCCCTCAAGAAGCTCCGGGATGAGCCCTCGGAGCGCGACCAGTTGATGCAGGAGTTCTACGGGCGCGCCGACAGGCGGCACGAAGAACCGCCGCCGGAACCGGAGCCGGCCGCAGCCCAAACCACGGAACCCGAACCCGCTCCCGAACCCGTCCAGGAACCCGCCCCGGAACCTACGGTCAAGACGATCCGCGTCAAGGTGGACGGCGAGGAGTTCGATGTCCCCGAGGAGGAGGTCAACGAAGCCGGCGGGGTCCGGGCCTACCAGCGCGAAAAGGCTTCGGAAAAGAGGCTCGCCGCTGCCCGGCAGACGCTCGAAGAATCCCGCCGGATGATGGCGCAGCTCCTGGAGGCGCAGAAGCCCCAGGAAGCCCCGGTATCGGACGTGGAATTTCTCAAGGCGCGGCTGGACAAGGTGCGCTTCGGCACGGACGAGGAAGCCGTGTCGGCGTTCCAGGAGGTCATCGGGCGGGTGGCAAAGCCCGTGGACGTGAACGCCCTGATCGCGCAGACGACGGAAAAGTGGCGCCACGACACCGCCATCGAATCCTTCGCCAAGGCGAATGCCGACATCCTCTCCGACCCGACCCTGGGGGTCCTCGCCCACGCCCTGCAGCAGCAGGGCATGGAACAGCTACGCAAAACGAAAGCGCCCGGACCCGTGGACTGGAACGGGTTTTATAGTACAATCGCAACGCAGATACGGAACGCAACCGGACGACACTCCCAGCCGCCTGGCGTTCCGGCCCCGGCGACGACCGGGACCGCACCGAGCCCCACCAGCCCGGTTTCGGACAAGGAGGCCCGCAAGGCTTCCATCGTGACCCTGCCGACAGCAGCGGCGCGAGCCGTAGCGCCGGCAGAACCGAAACCGGAGACGCGCGAGGACATCCTCTCGGAAATGAGGAATTCGCGTATGCCGACTGGATAGGAGCGTTCCATGGCAGGGCAACTGTTCCTCACCAACTCGCAGGGGGGCTTCTACGCCTCCTTCAACCTCTCGAAAGACCTCCGGCGCGGCGTCCAGGGCAAGGCGAAGTTCCGCCAGTTCTGCGACATCCGCGACGCCTGGGGCAAGGTGACCCGTTCGGGCCAGACCTTCACCTGGGACACCGTGCCCATGATGAGCCGGGGCAACCGGGCGCTGGTGGAGACCAACACCATCGCGCAGGGCAGCCACACCATCTACCAGGGAACCTTGACGGTCTCGGAGCGTGGCTTTTCCGTGCCCTACACCGAATTCCTGGAATCGATGGCGATGATGAGCGTGCGCCAGCCCATCATGCGCGTGCTCAAGTACGACGCGCTGTGCGACATCGAATCGACCATCTGGACGGAGTTCAACAAGACCGCCATGCGCTTCGCTGCCGATTCCTCGGCGGCGGCCCCGTCGCTCACGAGCAACTCCTCGGCCACGGTGACCAATTCGGTGCCGCTGTCGAAGAATAACGTCCGTTCCATCATCGACCAGATGAAGGACCGGGACGTGCCCTACTGCGATGGCGAGTCGTACTACGCCATCGCGCGGCACAACGGCCTGCGCGGGCTGAAGAACGACATGGAGGCCATCCACCAGTACACCGAAACGGGGCTGGAGCGCATCGCCAAGGGCGAAATCGGCCGCTACGAGGAATGCCGCTTCGTCGAGCAGACCGTGATTCCCCGCGGCGGGGCGACCGACTCAACGACCTTCAACGCCTACACCAATACCGGGGACACGTGGAACTCCGGGGCGGCTGCCGGCGATTGGGTGTTTTTCTTCGGCGAGGATACGGTCTGCGAGGCCGTCCACACGCCCGAGGAAATCCGGGCGAAGAACCCGGACGACTACGGCCGTTCCAAGGGGATCGCGTGGTACGCGCTGTACGGGGCCGGGATTGCTCACAACAACGCCGACAATCTCGCCCAGGCGCGCATCTTCAAGTTCGATTCGGCGGTTTAAGCGGGTCACCTCCGCGGTGGTGGATTTCCGTCCGGGAGAGACCCCAGGACGTTAAAGACAAGCATGGCCTTCCCCATGCGTCCCCAGGAAGTGCCGCGCCGGGAGGCGGCGCGGTAGGAGAGAAACATGGCACTGGACCGCAACTACGACTCGCCCGAGTACAACGTCACGCACATCGACCAGTACGACCGGGTGGGGATCACCTCCTCGACGCTGTACTTCGCGCAGTTCATCGCGCGCGCGCGGATGTATGTCACCAACATCGTGGTCGGCATTCGCAGCGTCGCCTCGCTTGCCGCCCTGACGGTCATCGTCGGCCACGGCACGAGCGCGGCAGCGGCGTTCTCGGCAGTGGCGGGGACCACGAATGCATGGATTTCCGCGACCTCGGTGGGCTCCTACAACACCATCACGCTCAACCGCACCCTCGCCTCCGGCGAGAAGCTCGGGCTGGTGTTCACCGACGCCAAGGGCAAGGTCTACGTGTCCTACGAATACCAGTTGCTGCCCGCCTAGAAGGAAGCCGGGGTGTAACCCCGGCCCTTCATGACGTTCGCGGAAGTAGAGAACAAAGACCCGGGCCAGCATCAGCGCTGGCTCGACAAGCACGGCTTCAAACCGGACGCGGCGGGGGCGTTCCCGATAGACCGGTTCGAGGGCAAGGTCGCGGTCGGCGCCGAGAAGATGCTGGAGAACATCCGCATCAACGTCTCGAACGGGTGGTACGAGCCGCTGTATGACCATCCCTATGACGAGCGCACCTTCGTCATGTGCTGCGGCGGGCCGTCGTTGGGCGAGCACCTCGTGGAGATCGGCCAGAAGGCCGCCCAGCCCGAGCGCTATCTCGTCGTGTGCTCGAACATGACGGGGGCGTACCTGCGCGAGCATGGCATCGTGCCGCACGTCCAGTTCATCCTCGACCCGCAGGAAAAAAAGCGCAGGGACGTGGAGAACGCCTCGTCGGAGGTCCAATACTGGATCAATGTGGCCTGCGACCCGGCCGTGTTCAGGACGCTGCAGGAGCAGGGCATCAAGCCCTACGGCTACCTGGCCGACTTCGACGCCGAGGGCAAGGCAATCAAGGCAGTCAGGGAATCCATGCTCCCGGGGCAGGGGATGATGGCCATACAGGGCGGCTCGATGGCGGGCCTGCGGGCGATCAACCTCGCCGATGCCAAGGGTTTCCGCAAGATGGAGTTCTACGGGTTCGACGCCACCGCCCGCATTCACGGTGAACGCGCGCAACTCTACGCCTACGACAAGAAGCGGGGCGAGGCGATCATCGAAGTGCAGTGCGATCGCTGCCCGGCGAGGTTCGACACCACGCTCATCCTGCAGTTGCAGGTGAACGAATTCCTGACGTGGCGCATGAACATGCCATGGATGGACATGCAGATCATCGGCGGCGGGCTGATCGCGCACAGCCTCGGGCACGCCCGCGAAGCGGAAGCCAGGCACCCGAGCGCGAAGTACCGCTACACGAAAGCCTATAAGCACCTGCAGAAGGAACTGCACGACGGCGGCGACTATGGCCATGCCGGGCAGCAGTTCATCCCGACGATTTTCCATGCGGTCGCGCAGCTCGCCAAGCGCCACGGCGCCGTCTCGGTGCTCGATTACGGTTCGGCGTCCGGCAACACCATGAAAAAGGTGCGCGAGCACCTGTGGTTGCCGCCGAACGTCGAGGACCGCTGCTACGACCCGTTCGTGGAGCAGTTCGCGGCCGAGCCCGAGCCGGCCGACTTCGTGATTTGCACGGACGTTCTGGAGCACGTCGAGCCGCAGTGCATTCATGCGGTGCTCGATCACATCCAGGCGCTTACCAGGCGGATTGCGTTCTTTTCAATCTCGCTCGTCCTGGCAAAAAAGACCTTGTCGGACGGTCGCAACGCGCACATCAACCTGCCCGGGGTCGAGTTCTGGCTGAAGGAGATGAAGCGCCGTTTCGTGGTGAGCGAGGCGAAGGTCACCACTGAGTACGTTCTGGTCATTGCACAGGCCATCGAGGACGTGAAGGAAACCCTGAGAGGGCGCAATGGAGCCTGAAGTTGTCGAAGTGCGGGCCGTGGAAGCGCCATCACGAGATGCGCTGATGGCGCAGGCAAACGACATCGGCAACCAGTTGCGCGCGCTCATCGTCGAAGCGAAGCGGCTGCCGCGCGAGAAAGACCTGGAGGCGCACCAGGACCCGGCGCGCGCCCTGTCCATCGCGCAGGCCCATCTGCAAACCGGGTTCCTGTGGCTGCGAAAGGCGATCAACTCGCCGAAGGAGTTCTAGGATGTGGTCGCCTGACGGCAGCCACGAAGCCGGCAGCGAAGTGGGGAAGATGCGTTTCGACATCGTCCCCTACATGCGCGGTCGATGCCTAGACCTGGGCTGCGGGCCGACAAGAGCATGGCCGCATTTCGTCGGGGTGGATTCCGGCAAGGACGAGCACCTGTTCGGGGTGGTCATGAAGCCCAACCTGCGGGCGGATGTGACCGACCTGTCCATGCTCGCCTCCGGCGAGTGGGATTGCGTGTTTTCCAGCCACACCCTGGAGCACGTCCAGTACGAGCAAGTCCCCGAGACCCTGGCCGGCTGGATGCGCCTGCTCAAGGTGGGCGGGTACCTAGTTTTGTACCTGCCCGATGCCGACGAATACCCGCACTGCGACAGGCGCGGCGAATGGGAGCAATGGCACCGCAAGTACGGCAAGCGCTTTGCGACGAAGGACGCCTGCGCCGAGGAACTGGCGAACCTCCGGCGGCGCAAGGGCGCCAAGAAAACCGGCGAAATCTACGCGGGCACGCCCTGGGCGAACCCGGACCACAAGTGGGACGTGACCTACGACAAGGTCCTCGCGGCCATGCCCGAGGGGTTCGACCTGCTCGAATTCCAGAAGCGCAATGAAGGCGTCGAATACAGCTTGTTTTTCGTGTTCCGCAAGACCATGGGCGGGCGGTCCCTCTCATGGAAGAATCCGAAGCCAGAAAAAACCGCCGCAGTCTGCCGCTACGGCGCGATTGGCGATTGCATCATGGCCACGTCCATCCTGCCGGGGCTCAAGGCGCAGGGCTTTCACGTCACGTTCTACACGGGCACGACCGGGGAGGAACTGCTCAAGTACAACCCGCACATAGACCGCCTCATCGTGCAGGAAAAAGACGCAGTGCCCCCGCAGATGCTGTGGGAGTTTTGGGAGCACGAGCGCAAGAAGTACGACCGCTGGGTGAACCTGTCGGAATCCGTGGAGGGCAAGCTCCTCGCCTGCCCGGATCGGGTGGAATTCCGCTGGCCGAACGAGGTCCGGGCGGCGCTCATGGACCGCAACTACCTGGAGCACGCCCACGCGCTTGCCCAGGTGGGAGGGCCTTACCGCACCGAGTTCCACGCGAGCCTCGAGGAACGCGAGTGGGCCAGGGGCGTCAGGCCAGGCCCGCGCAATGTGCTGTGGTCGCTCGCGGGGTCCTCAGGTCACAAGGTCTGGCCGCACGTCGATACGGTCGTCATGGGCATCCTGCACCAGTATCCTGATGTGCATGTACTGCTGGTCGGGGACGAGTCCTGCCAACTCCTTGAGCAAGGCTGGGGGAAGGAACCGCGGGTCCACTGCCTTTCGGGCAAGTGGACGATTCGGCAGTCGCTCGCGTTCTGCGAAGTGGCCGATCTCATCATCGGCACGGAAACGGGACTCATGAACGCGGCCGGCTGCATGGACGTGCCCAAGATCATCACGCTGTCGCACTCCTCCGAGGAGATGCTGACCAAGCACTGGCGTAACGTGCAGGTATTGCGGCAGCCGCAAGGAGTGGGCTGCCCGAAGCAGCCCTGCCGGCAGCTTCACGGCGGGGCTGGTTACGATGCCTGGATCGACTGCCCGCAGGAAAAAGAGCACGGGGTGGCGCTGTGTCAGTTTCACGTCACCCCGGACATGATGTGGCAGGCGGTGATGCGGGTGCTCGGGGTAACGATGAGGAGAGCCGCGTGAGGCTCTTTGTGGGCTATGACCCGAGGGAGGCCGTGGGCTGGGAAGTCTTCATGCGCTCGTTGCTCGCGCAAAAGGAAATCGTGTCCGTGACGACCCTGCAAGGCGAGCAGCGGGATGGCACGAACGCTTTCACCTACGCGCGGTTTCTCGTGCCTCATTACTGCGACTTCAACGGCTGGGCGATCTGGATGGGCGGCAGCGACATGCTGCTGCGCGCGCCGTTGCGCGATCTCATGGAGGAGGTCAGCGCCCGCGACGCCGTGACGGTGGTAAAGCACGACTACCAGACGAAGCACCCCATGAAGTACGTGGGGACCCCGATGGAGTCCGGCAACCGGGACTATCCTCGCAAGAACTGGTCCTCGGTCATCGTGTGGAACTGCGCGAACCGCATGAACTGGCGGCTGACCCCGGAGTACGTCGCCAGCGCCACGGGCGAGCATCTGCACCGTTTCGCCTGGCTGCCGGATGAGCGTATCGGAGAGTTGCCGAAGGAGTGGAACTGGCTTGCAGACGAGTACGGCCCAAACGACGGGGCCAAGCTAGTACACTGGACGGCGGGTATTCCCGGTTTCGAGCGCTATGCCCAAGCGCCGATGGCGGCACACTGGCACAGGATGAAAAATGGCGACCTCGGGCAGCTATAACTTCTCTCTCACCGCCGCGCAGATCATTCAGGCGGCGTGGGAGGATTTGGGCATCCTGCAACCAGGCGGGACGATAGTCACCGCGCACCAGACGATGGCGCTTTCCCGCCTGAACATGCTGGCGAAGCAGTGGCAGGCGAGGTCGGACTACTCTCCGGGAATGCCGGTCTGGTCGAGACAGCGGGTGTGGCTGTTTCTCGCGTTGCAGCAGATGAAATACCACATCGGCCCCGCCTCGGGGGATTCCAGGGCCACTACGGCCCCGGGCAGGACGACGATCCGCGCCGATGAAGCGGCGGGCCAGACGGTCCTCGACGTAACTGCCCGGACGGATACCGCGACCGACCCGGGGACGACGGTGACGATGACGGATGCCGACATTATCGGTGTCGTCACGGACAAATCCGGGGGCGATGACATCCACTGGTCCACGATTTCCAGCAGTTCCGGGACCGGCCCCACGGTGACCCTTGCGAGCGCCCTGCCAACAGGGCAGCCCGCCGGCACCGGGAATTACGTCTATTGGTTCACAGCAAGAGCGCAGAGGTTCCCACACATCGAGACGGCGGTGCTTCGGAATTCGTCCTACAACGACACGCCGTTGGCGATCTACCGCAGCGTCGATGAGTACGAGGAAGGCGTGGCGGACAAGTATTCAAACGGCGACCCGAGCGCGATGCTGGTCGAGCCGCTCGTCACGAGAACCCGGGTAACGCTCAATTCCCGGCCTACCGACGTGACAAAGCAGATCGTCATGACGGTGCTCTACCCGGCCGAGGATTACGATGCGACCACGGACGATATTGCCTTCCCGCAAGAGGCATACGCCGCGTTGTCGTGGGAACTGGCCTTTCGGTGCGCCTCGTCGATGGGGGTGAACTGGACGCCGCTTATGGCAGCGAACCACAAGAATGCTGTCACGCTGTTCCGGGGAATGAACCCGGAAGTCTGCAACTTGTATTTCCAGCCCGGAGGGGTTTGACGTGGTGACGACGAACTTCACAGACGATGTGACCGTGGTCCCGGCCTCGTGGCTGGACGATGTTGACACCGCGGCCTATTCGCTGCTGACCTCCCCGGCTGGGACAAACACGATAACGGCTACCGGCCCTGCTTCAATGGGGGCCTATGCGTCGGGGCAGATATTCCGGTTCCTTCCGGCGAATACGAATACCGGGGCGACCACGATCAACATTACCCCGTCCGGTGGTTCCGCTCTTGGCGCGAAGAGCATCTTCTGGAATGGTGTGGCGTGTGTTGGTGACGAGATAAGGCAGAACATCCCGTGTTTGATTGTTTATGACGGCACGCAGTTCCACATCATAGGCAATGGGTTCAACGCCCCGTTCCTTGACTCGCATCCTGTTGTTGTGGGAGACACGGACCGAACCAAGAAGGTCCGTATCGAGGCGGACGGAATAACGACCGGGACGACCCGGGTTATTACTGTACGTGACGCGGATTTCTCTATTGGCGCGGCAACGCAAGCAGAACAGGAGTCTGGAAGTTCTGTTGTCGTATCAGTAACCCCAGGTCGCCAACAGTTTCATCCCAGCGCCGCGAAGGGCTGGGGCTACTGGCAGAACAACGGGACCCTTAACAGCAGCTACAACATCACCTCCATTGCGGATAGTGGCACCGGCGTTCACGGCGTCGTGTGGGCGACGGACCTCAGTGCCTCTACCGCCGGTTCGGTGGTGTGCGGCGGAGAGCTGAATGCCGCCGACACTGGGAGCCTCGTTATCGTCTATGTCGATTCATACATCGACGCCACCACCACCAACTTGCAGGCGCGTCGAGTGTCCGACGCAGCGCAGACCGACCCGGGTTCGGGCT